AGACTGCGTCTATGTAACCATCTGGATCAACTCCATCACCTACATCAATAGTGAAAGAAGATAAACTTCCTCCAGAGAATGCAGTATGTAACTTATAAGCTACTGAACGAACTTGTTGCCCAGCTTTGATAGCTAGGGTAAGAGTCTGTGTAGTTCCAGCAGTTGTTAAGTCCTCGTGTGTGAAACGAATTGAATCAGTGTAAGTAGCTAATCCTTGGATTGACTTGTCGTTTTTAAGTGCTTGTGTACTCATTTTATTTTACCTCCTATATATTAATCAAGATCAGTAATTTTACCGTGAGCTTGTGGGTGGTAAACAGCAAGTGTTAACGCACAATCTACGAAGCCACGCTCACCACCACCTAAATTAGGTAGACGTGTTGAGCCCATTGGAATTAACTCGTGAATACCAGCGTATTCTGGGTTAATTAAGTAACCAGCATCTCCAGTAGTTGTTCTAGCGATAGAAGCAGCTGAGAAAGCAGATGGGTTAGCATTGACGATAGAAACAATACCGTGATCTGATTGATATAAATCAACTGATAGTTTAATGCTACCAGCGTTACCATCGAAGTTGAAGTCACGTGAGTTGCTTGAACCAACATCTGCACCGAAACGAGCGAAATCAGAGATGTCGCGGCGTAGGTTTGTGTCAGCTACAAGAACAAGACTGTCAACATTTCCAGTTTGGCGGAAGATTGAACTAATTTGATCATTGAATGTAGTTTCTGTGAAGTTACCGTCTGTGTGGTTGTTACCAGCTGGTGTGCGGAAGTCAGATGGAATATCTGAATCAACAGCAATATCTCCAGTAGCACCAGTAGCTAGCCATTTGCCTAGCCCTTGTAATGTATAAGGAGTACCAGCACCGTTTTCAGCAGCTTTTGCATTGTTGCTAGAGATTGTAGCTTCAATGTCGCGTTTTAACTCGCGGATTGCTTTAGCTTCTGCTTGAGCAACTTTAGCTGGGCCAACGGAATCAACAGCCTCTTGGAGGTCTGATACCATATAGTCACGGCGGAACTTTTGCACGTAGTTTCCTAAACGTGCACGAGATGCAAATTTGTCGGTGAAAGCTGTTACGTCAGCACCTTCCGAAACACCTGCGGTGCTTGGATCTGCTAACTTATCAACTGACCACTCAACAAACGTACTTGATGCACTCTGCTTTTGAGCAGAGGAAAGGATCGGAGTTTCTTCCGGAGCAAGAATAGACAACACATCTGTCAAATCTTCTCTGTTAGAAATTGCCGGCCCCTGTCCAGTTGTTGCACTGGGAGCACTTGGATCGAATGTATCTGAGAATGACATTTTATTTAATAATTATCGGTTTTTTAATTGTAGTGTTCTGAGAGATATAAAATCACTTTTATTGCCACTTGATTTAAAACGTTGACTAAGATCTTTAAGCGCCTTAGTAGACTTTTTCACTGTTTTCTCTGATGTGCTTGCGCCGGTTGAACCGGTTCTTGTAGGATTTAGGGTTGGACTACCAACTCCGCCTTTGACCAGTTGCCTACCGTAAATACTATTGGCAGCGTGTGCCATTAAGTAATTAAGTTGAGGCCTTATTTCTGGACCGGCTGATTCTCTTAATTTTTGGAATCTTTCGTCTCCTATAATAGCTTCATATTGTTTCCGAAGATCGTTGTCTTCACCTTTTAACCAAGTCAATTCTTCTTGTGCCTTTTCTGTAAAAGCGCCTTCTAATTGATTTGATTGTTCTACCGTTTGAAGAGTTCTAAGTTGAGCGGGCAAAAACTTATCTCTAGCTTTTCTAGCATTGAGCAAACTTGCTCTAACTTCAGCTTTCGTAAGTGCCTTACCTTCTACTTCTGCGATCTCATCATCTGGACCAGAGCCATCTGCACTGAACAATGTATCCTCCGCCCATTCAATGACTTGATTAACTTCCTTTGCTTTACCTTGTAAATCCTCTAAGGATTCTAAATTAGAGTAAGGATTGTTATCAATATCTTCTGTTGGATTCAGTGGACTTTGTTCGTCAAGTTTGCTTTGCAGTTCGCTAAGTTTTGCTTCAGCTGCTTTACGCTTTGCTGTAAGTTCACCATAGCGAGCAACTGCTCTACTACCTAACTTTTCAGATAGTTCCTTGAGGTCATCTTCGGACATATCATCTAGATCTAACTGTGAAAGAACATCATCAGAACCTTGTGGTTCTTCTGTTTGTTCAGCAACTTCAGACTCTGTATTTTCTACTACGGGACTCTCATCCGTAGCTTCTTTTACCTCTTCTTCTTTTGCTTCAACTGGTGGGGTGTTTTGCCCCAAGCGGCGGGTGACAAAATCCGCTGCTGATATATTTGACTGTTGCGCCTCTGTTGGTACGGATTGGGCGACTTCCGTTGTGATTTCTTCTGACATAATGTTGTACACTCCTCAACGCTGAGTGGATGCGATGATTATATTATAAGGTACTTGACAATACCCTAAATTCTATCTCCGAACTTTTTTTGTAAGTTTCGCCAATCGCACATCTGGAGAAGTTGATCGTATGTCAGAATACGTCCAGATATTTGCTGTATCTTTTCAGATGGAGCATTATGTAACTCCTCTATAGTTTCTTCGCGGAGATCGCTGATTACTTGTAGTAAACGAGCAAAGTGCTCGTGATTAGATAACGCTTTTAAATCTTCTTGTAAGCTCATAAATTATTAATTACCCAGCTGATTATAAAACTCTTGAGAATATGTTCTCCTTAAATTTCTAGTATCTTTACTCTCTGGGTTAAAAAATCTATCCAACAACATATCTGCTGCAAACTGTGGATCATCTCCCTCAAACGCTTTTCTAATTTTTGCAGCGTTTCCGTAACCTAGTCTCTCTGTGTACTTACCTTTTCCATATATAGCCTCTCTCACATATTTCATTTGGCTTAGTGTACTATCTTCAAGATTATTCTCTTCCCTGTATTCCTTGTACCAATCTCTGTGTCCCTTTGTAAATTGAAACAATCCTTCGCCGCCAATCGTAACTCCATCTTCTTTCTGAGTATAACCGAAAGATGGGGCTTCAACCTGTATACTTCCCAGTATAGATGATATAGCAGTTTGTTCGGGAAATACTTCTTTCACTACATTATATACTTCGTTTAGGTTTTGTGTTTGTTGCTCAACTGTACCAGATGATTTCAAAGTGCTTGGAGTTTTTAAGGACAATTGAAACAGATCCTGCGTCTGATCTGGTTCTTTTTGTGCTGGTTGAGATCCAAGCATATCTATCTCCTCAATTTGCTTTGGTACTATTTCTCCATCTACAACTGTACCCAAAAAAGGAAAAGAATCGAAATCTGGCAATTTCGGTTTTTTGTTAAAATTGCCGCCAAAAATTTGACCAAAAAGATTCATATTACATTCCTTGTGTTTGAACATCTCCCATCTGAGCTGGTTCTGTACCAACTCTTCCGATTTGAGCATTCTGCATTTGTTGCATTTGGAATGTATATTGTCCAGCGTACTTTTCGATTCTATCGGCAAAGGCTTCATCGGACTGCAAGCGATTAGCAACATCTGGCTGAGAAGCATACTGCTGTATAATCTGTAACGCAATCTGCGCACCATTAGGTCGAGCTGGCATTTCAATACCCGCAAAGATCTTAGATAAATCATCGGTTACTTGTTTGACAACTTGCTCTTGAGCCGCTTCAACGGGTTGAAGTACACTATCCGCAAGAACCGGATCAACAGCAAAAGCAGCACTGTCGAGAAGACTGTTAACATCAATTCGACCGTTACGATCCAATTGCGTAAGTGCAACCATTTGTTGGAGTTTGCTCTCTTGAGTCTGTGGGTCATTGTTAAGAACATCATAATTAATTATTATATCAAAGTTTTCATCTGGGTTGCCTCTATCAAATACTTGTGGATCTGGAGATCCTGTAACTCTGAAAAATGTAGACTCCGGCCCAAATCTTTGATAACATCTATAACACATTTGCAATACTTCTGCTGAGTGTTGTAAAAATTTATCAACTAAAAATTGTTTACGAACTTGGCTGATAGCAGATGTTTCATCCAATCCACATAATCTATCCGCTTGATCTTCCATAGTTCTTTCCATTTCTATAGAACCTGTAGGAGGTGGCGGCGTAGGAGCAAAATCTAAATCACCCTTACGTCTGTATGGTATCATTCTGCCCGGTCCCCAATCTGTAGGTGCTTGTCCTACTGGATGTAAAATCGGAGGTAATGTAGCAATACTGTTTCTATCAATTCTAGAATCTCTTTCTACTTTTACTTGATTCTGTATACCTCTCAATACATCTGGTATTGTTTGAGTATCATATAATCGTTTACTATCCTCTGAAAGTTTACTTACTACTACGGGATAATCTTCGTATCCATTCAGTAACTCAAACTTAGCAAAACCTGGTGATTGCTCGTTACCATCAAATTCTTTATGAAATACTGTACAGTAGATACCCTCTGATCCATCTTCTGGATCTATCAATCTTTGATATCCGTACACAATCTCTATGA